GCAACCCCGGGTTTCGCGGCAAGTGCGCGCCGGAAAGCATTGAGCAAGTGACGTTCTTCAACCGCATCCGGCGGGAATACCCCAAAACATGGGGCGCGATTGCAATTCATGTGCGCAATGAGGGCAAGAGATACCGCGAGCAGATCCAGATGCATAAGGCGGAAGGCATGACGGCAGGATCGCCCGATATCATCATTCCGGCGCGGGTAACTTTTTGCTGTGAGTTGAAAAGGAGAGACCACACGAAGTCTGCATTCCAGCCCAATCAGCTACCCTACCTAACCGCCGCCGCAGATAGCGGCGCGTTTGCCTGCGTGGCGCTGGGATGCGATGCTGCGTGGGAAGCGCTCGGGGTGTGGCTTGATGTCATGGAATGAGGCCGTTCGCCCGTCTGTGTGGCTTCGGCGGGTGCTATCTGGCGAGGTTGATATGAAAGACGCGCCTGAAGCGATAAGAAGCTGGGCACGGCTGGCAATTTACCAAGGGTCCAAGGAATTGCTGGCAATCCCAGACAAACAAAAAAGGCAGGCAGCGCTTGCGCGGGTGCCTGCCTTGATCCGCCCATATCTTGAGGCGGAAGCATTGCGGATATGGCGCAGTTAACCCCCCGCTATTTCGCCGCCACAAGCCGCATAGCCTGCAATGTCCATCCAGTTGTCTGCATAAGACGGATTGCCTTTCATGCGCGCCAGCTTCAGCAGGATCATCATGGCGGCAACATCTGCGCACCCGATCTCCTTGCCAAGGTATGCGGACCAGAGGCTTGCAATGCATGCAAACGTGTCCTCTGGATTGCCGTGCGTTGCATCGCGGTCCACGGTGACGGCTTGCGATGCTGCCGCTAGTATGTCTGCGCGGTTCATTCCGTAGCCTCCGCCGCAAGAATGGCGCGGCCTATGAGTTCGGGGATTTGCGGCACAACGGCGTTGCCTAATCCTTTAAGTCGGTCCACCCTGTTGGGAACCCCATTAGCCACTCGACAAATGGCGGGTTCAGGGCTCCACTCTCGTGGCTTACCGACTGGCCCAAGGATACTTGCTTGCCTATTCTGATCCTGCGCTTGACTGACGTGCTTGAAAGGTTGCCCCTGTCCCTGTTGTCGCTGGCTGTTGGTGTCGGCCACATCTTGACCTGCTGGCACAACCCGACCTGAGCCAGACGCCCCGTGTGCTTGTCGTATGCTCTTTGACCCATTTTCGCTGGCCCACCATCCTTGGTGATTAGTCTTTCGACCCTCACACCTGGGTCTTGAGAATTTGGGGTACGCCACAATCCAGACGCGCTCGCGACGATGGGGAGCGCCCAAGGCTGCCGCTGGTATGTTTTCCCATTCCGCATCATACCCGCACTCGGCCAAGTCTGACAAAATTCGGCCAAACCATCCCCCTCGTTGTTCACTTGGGCCACTAAGCAGCGCTGCGACGTTCTCCACGATGACGTAGCGGGGTGATAGCTCGCCAATAAGTCTGACGATTTCGGACCAGAGGCCACTACGGGTTCCTTCTTTGATGCCAGCTTGTTTTCCTGCTGTGCTAATGTCTTGGCACGGGAAGCCGCCCGTGATGACATCAACGGAAATGCCGTCTCGTTTAAGAATGTCGCCTGTGAGTTTGGTAACGTCTTCATAGCAAGGCACCTCCGGCCAATGTTTCGCCAGCACTTTGCGCGGGAACGGTTCAATCTCGCAGAACGCCACGGTTTCAAAGCCGCCGGTGCGTTCAAGTCCAAGGCTGAAGCCACCGATCCCGCTGAACAGATCCAGCACTTTAAGCGGCTTCATTCCGTAGCCTCCAGCGCCGCAAGCCCGTCCGGCGTGATTGTCCAGAGCCGTTCGATCATTTGCGGGCGCTCACACGCGCAACGGATATACCCGCCGCGATACAGCGCAGACAGAACATTACCCGTCGTGTCGCGGCATATGTGCCAGTCACCGTCTGACATGCGGGCGAGTGTGGTGCGTTGTTTGGGGGTCATGTCTTATCCTCATAATCGCTTAGGCGCTCAAGGCGTAACCGCGTGCCGGGTGGTATCCAGTCAAACGCGGTTGAAGCGGTGCTGTCATTCTTGCGCCACACTAGCCAGCTGTAAGCCGTGGCGCTTGAAGCCTTGTGGTCATATCGGCCTTTGACTATCGAGACACGCTCACAAAATTGCAGAATGTCAGTCGGTGGAGCATCTTTGAACAATTCCCGATAACGCGCGCCACCCGCAAGAAACGCGCTGCGAACAATGACGGCAACACCGTGGCGGCTAGTGTTACGCGCCTGCGTGATGAATTGCTGCGCCAATCGGAATGGGGGGTTTGTTATTGTCCAGCTAACAACGCCCAGTGGATCGGCACCAAACAGATAATCCTGCACAGCAAACCCTGCGCCGTAATCGTGAACATCGGACGCCCAAACATCACCAAAGTATTCGTTTAACGGTTTCACCATGTGTCCACGGTTTGCCGCTGGTTCGCGGCAATCTAATTTTGGCAGGTCATATCCGCACGATGCAATCCATTCGCACAGCGCGCGCGTTGCCCAAGGCGGCGTTGGGAAGTCGTCACGGCTGTTGTGCGGCTCAACTCGGCGCTGCATAACAGCGGCTGAAGTGTTTTGCTTGCTCATACCTTATCCTTCTTTGCTATTCGCGCGGCCCAGCGTTGCATTGCCTTGCGCACTACCTGTGTAATTGTCACGTCCTGCTGTTTGGCAAGGGCGTGGTAGTGGCGGTGTTCTTCTGCCGTCACTCTGATTTGCAGCCAGTATGTTTTTACCATGCCTTACCTTATCAATACGTCAATCAATACACAAGCGCAAATATGTATTGACGCGGCCATTCGTGCGGCGTAGGTTGATTGCAGGAAACGGGCAGACGCCCACAACAGGAGAGACCAAGATGACAAACGCAGCTACAGCAAAAAACGTCCGCGCAGCTCACAACGCCGCAGGGAACGACGTCAAGATAACCCGCGATGGTCACGTCACATACCGCGCAGACGGCGACACGATGTGGATGGATGGCCGATGGGTCGAGGAATACCGCTGCGACGACGCAGGAATCGTTTTCCTTTAACCCCCGCAGCCTAACCCACCGCCCAGCCGCACCGCACCAAAGGAACAACACAATGACCGACACCACCGCCGTCAACTCTTGCGACCTGCAGCGCATGATCCTGATGCTCGACGCAGCAGAGGACGCACTGGACAAAGCCGCCCTTGCGGAAAAAAAGCGCGAACAAGGCAAGAAGTTGCGCCAGATCACTGAGCAAAGCCGCGCAACCGCCACGCGCAAATTCGTTGCGGAAATGGCCGCAAAATACGACATTGATCTGGGGTCTTGAACGTGACCGCCACTGGACCAATCACCGCACGCCAGCACCTGCAAGCCGCGTCTGACCTTGAGGGCACCAGCGCGCTTGGCCTGCTGCTGGAGGCATTCCTGAAAGGCAGCGACCTGCGCTTTGATATGCGCGCCGACGATGTGGATCAGGTCGAGGCATACGTGGCCACGATTGGCGACCGAGCCTATGCGCTCGAGGCTGAATTGCAAACCGAATTTCTGGGCTGGACCCAATCATAACAGGGCCGCGCGCCCGATAGGAGAACGATGATGAACATCACGGAATTGAAAAGCGAGTTGGCTGCACTTGAAGCCGAAATGTCTGAAAAGGCAATTAAAACCCCCCGAGCGCAAATAACAATCGGATCTTCTAGAACCAGCATTCATATCGACGCGCTCTATAACGATAGCCCGTTTAATGGTGAAAAATACAAGATTTTCTTTGCGGCGTCTGTCTCTGACTGCATCGCCGCAGCCCATGACTACATCGCCGCCCTGCCACCGCCGGAGGATGCGGTAACCCGCGAATACCTCACCCGCGTTGCATCGGCGGTTGACTACGCCACAGAGCATAGCATTGCAGAGGAATACGTTGCCCCCCTTCGCGGCGTGTCGTGCGCCATGACTGATAACCTGCTGACGAAGCAGGCCGCGCAATGATCCGCGAATTTATCGGTGACGTTATCGGCGTTATATGCCTGGTAGTTATCTTTGCCGCCCTGCCGTGGATTGTCTACGGGTTTGGGGGTGTGCAGTGAGCATCATCCTAGCCCTATGGCGCATCCTCCGCCCGGTAAATCCACCGCGCCGCCAAGCCCGCCGCGATGCTGCGATTGAATGGGCGGGCCGCATAGCCCTGCTGGCGCTTATCGCTGGCGCGGCTTGGATCACATGGGGCGCGATGCCCACACAATTTAGAGGACATTGATATGACACCGGAACAGATAGATCAGATGATGGATGGCCTAAAACAGCAGAATGAAGATGCGGTGGGGGTCACATTGGCGGAAGAGGAACTGGCGGCTATCCTGACGCACATCGCGGCGCTGGAAAAGCGGGTGAAGGCGGCGGATGA